AAAAAATCTCTGTAAGGTAGCCAGCCTTGCAGAGATTAAAAGTTAAACTATGTAATTTGCTTCTGATTTTCAGGAGAAATCCGTATTTTTGCCTCATAAACATAAAAACTCATAGGCTTATGAAACAAGATAAATTAGAAAGGTTTGCCGAAAAGGCAATATGGACTATAGAAGGTATCATGGTTTACATGATATGTGCTATTTTCTACAAAATTGTGATAGCAGGTTAGAAACAATTATTGTTACTAAACTTGAAACTATCGCAGTCAACAATATCCACAAGAACTTATTAATTTTCTTGTGCCGCACTTCAAATGAAGACTCCTTCTTTAGAGCCTTCGCTTCCTCCTCATGCTCCTTCTTCAACGCACTGCCATTCCAAAGGATTGGTATCTGGTTCCTTCCCTGCTTGGTAACACTATACACCACCCTAGATTCTTGATTGCTAAAGGCATACCCACGGTCAAGGTATTCGCTCTTCACTAGCAATTCTGCAACATCATCTTTCCAAGCATCATCAGGAGATACGTGGTCGTAAATGATACCCCATATCTCCTGCTCATACTCGGACTTATCTCTGATATTGTCCAGCAACACATACAGCTTCTGTTCGTTAGTTATCCCAGCCATTATAAACCAAGTTTCTTTTTCAGAAAGCTACCTACAAAGGCAGCAGCCATAGCAGACACAGCAAAGTCACCAAATATAAATCCTTTGTTAGGCTCTACGAACTGAGATTCAATGGCAACCAACACAACCATACAGACAACAAAGGTAATCGCAATGGCAATATACCTAAACACCATCTTAGCTACCTTCTTGCTATCATCCTTAACACTTGAAGTTTCACCTTCTTTTCTGTTAACTCTCAATGAGGAATACATAAAATAAATTGCAGCTATCACTATGAATGCCACAAACACGTAAATAATTTCTTTTGGCATAATTTTACTTTTCTAGTTGGGAAAATATTTTTTCCTAGTTGGGGAAATAAAAACATACTACTTCCCAAGAACAACCTTCCATCCAGTCTTTCCGTTCTTTTTAAAACAAAGAAGAATAGACAACAATATTGTTTGGAATAAGGCAGCAAAAGCATATTGTCCTAAAACATACGCTGTTCCACCGCCAATGACACCACCTAGGATAACATAGATGATTTCAATAGCGAAGAAGGCGTAGATTCCATACTTTTTCTTGTTAACTATCAAAATGATAGCTACAGCAATCAAAACACTCAACACGCTACCTAAAATCTTCAATGCTCCAGCATTAGAATCCAAGCCCATCATCATAAAGCCTGTTGCAATTCCCATAACTGAACGAAAAATCTGACAGACAGCGCATAGCCACAACAATATAGACGTAAAGCCGTTCAACTCATTACCATCCTTATTGGTTGGATTCTGCTTTTCATACCACTCTGTAGAGAACTTCTGTCCTTCTACATTCTTTGTTTCATTAACTTTCTGTTCCATAATTTATAATTAAAATATTAATAATATCTATCGAAAGGAACTTCACGATATGAGACTTTAATCATATCAAAGATACAATCTCCAATAAAATCTATATCTTTCCATTCTTCAAGCATCCAGCAATAATGCAAAGTTCTATACCATTTATTTTGCAACATCTTCTTTTCTTTTTTATTAAAAGTCTCTTTCTTAAATAGACTTTTATTTTCTTCTATAAATTTTAGTGAAGCTTTAGCATAGTATAAATCGTGACACCTCATAGAAAGGCTAGCAGAATCTAACAAGTTAGCGAGAATCCAACTTTTATTTTCCAAAGCCTTTTTATAATCTTCATTTATAGCACCACATGAACGTATATATAAATATTTGCAATCGTCTCTATCTTCTATAGACTTATTACTATGATACAACTTGTAAATATCCAAGTAACCACGCTCCAAATATTTAAAGAACATAGATAACCACCTCATAAAAACCTGCAATCCCATCAATACATAGATGCTGGCAACAGAAAGCACTATTAACAGAAAAATTAATAAAAACGCATTCATACATTATACCATTTACGAGATTTTATCTCTTTCATTTTATCACGATATTCATTCACTCTTTTCATGTAGTCTTCCCTACTTTCACCGAAATCCTGCATCGGTCTTTCAGGTGTTTTTATGTTTGCTATAACATCTTCTTTAATTGACTCAAAAGCAATATATGAGCCAATTGGATTTACCAGCAACTTAATAGTCTCCAATATAGTTGCTCGCCCTAAAGTGAAATCTTGGTAAATTCCAAATATCACACCAATCACAAGAACAATCATCAATAGTAATGCCGTGACACCTTTATATCGTGGAGCAACGTAAGCACCACAATAGACAAATCCATATCCAGCAAATCCATTCGCCAATATCGAAACTATAGCACCGACTATATTAATCGTTTCTCCATTAATGGTTACTCCACACCCAAAGTTCAAATAACCAGCCAACATGGAAAACAAATAACACACATACATTCCTACTATAGAAGCAGGAATAACACCAATCCATCTTAATAGATTCATTTTGCTCGCCACATTTTAATTATCCTACACTTGCTTTTCTCATGCCACCGCCCAATACAGATAGTAGCTGGTCATAGCGTTTCTCTAACTCTTCGTACTTCGCTTTCCAAACAGAATCGTCTAGCAAGTCGTTTTTGTCTTCACGATACTTAGGAGTAGGTTCAGCCACCAAGAACGATTGTTCTTCTATAAGTTGTTTCCCATGACCCCGAAGGAGCCATTCGGCTGAAATCTCATCAAACTCATTCAGAAACCCTTCGATAAGACCAAGTGATACAGCTTGGTCACCACGAAGTTGGCGATTACAAGTTACTTGCTGCATTCCAATCATTTTCGAAAAAGCAGATATACTTATTTGTTTAGCCTCTAAAACAGACTTAATTCTTTGTGCTACAAGACTTTCCATACATTTTACATTTTTAAATCATACTTAAATAAACATAATTGACTAAAGAAATATGCAATTTTGTTTGGTTGTCTAAACATATTTGCATACCTTTGCACTCGTAAACAACAAGTTGCTTAATTGTTAGAAGCAAAAGTACAACAAAAAATTAAGATATGCAAGCAAAAAAGATAAAAATTATCAAAGTTTCGCCCGAAGGACGTAAAAAACTTGCTGAGCGATATGGATGCCGAAGGGAAACCATCTACAACGCTCTAGGTTTTAGAAGTCAGAGCAAGCAAGCCGAAGACATCAGGAATGATGCCCTGAATGAGTTCGGAGGTGTTAAGGCTGACAAGGTAGTGTTCTACTAATAATAAAGAAGGAGGTTTCTATGAATGAAATCGTTTACAGAGGTGAGAGCAACCAACCTCTAACAAATAGCAAACTGGTTGCTGAGGTATTCGGTAAAGAGCACCGCAATGTCGTAAGAGACATTAAAAACCTCATCGAAGGGGGTGTGCTCAAAAATGAGCAGACCCCGATGTTTGAGGAAACGACCTATATCAACGAGCAGAACAAACAGAGTTATCCTATGTTTATCATGAACCAAGATGGTTTCACTCTGCTGGCGATGGGATTCAATGGCAAGAAGGCGATGGAGTTCAAACTGAAATACATCGAAGCCTTCAACGCTATGAAGAGACAGATTGAACAATCCAACCCGTCCGTCCCTCAGAACTATCTCGAAGCTCTCAAATCTCTGGTCAAGGCTGAGGAGGAGAAACAGCAGCTAGCCTTGGAGAACAAGAAGCAGCAGGAACAAATCCTCACTATCAGCAAGACGAACATGGAACTGGGTAACAAGATTACCGAAATGCTGCCTAAGGTTAGCTACTACGACAAAATCTTGCAGAGTAATGCCACTATGACCGTTACTCAGATTGCTCAGGACTACGGAATGAGTGCCATGAGGTTAAACAAGGAGTTGGAGTCTATGTGAATCCAACACAAGGTAAGAGGTCAATGGATATTGTTTGCCCAGTTCCTCGAAGGTGGATATGTTCACAGCAGAGCAGTAGACATCGTAAGGAGTGATGGTAGGCATGATGTGAAGTACAACACCGAGTGGACAACGAAAGGAAGAATCTTCCTATATGAATCACTCAAAGCGAAGGGCATTCTCCCCTTGATAGAGCAGGAGAACACTCCCAGCGATAAGGGCACTGGTATAACAGAGCCAGCCAAGGCAGCTAGTGCCAGTCAACAAACCATCAAATTCAACTGATATGATAGACAAAGAGATTAAGGAGCAGCTAGACCGCATAGAGCAGTATTCGCTCATAGCTGCAAAGAATGTGCTCAACATTAATGAAGCTGCAATCATTCTTGGCATGACGGTTAGAGGAGTGAGAGAAAACGTCAGGAACCGCATCATTCCTTGCTATAAACCAAACGTCAACCGACTCTACTTCAAGAAGAGCGAGTTGGAAGAATGGATGACTCAGAACCGCAGAAAGAGCATGGCAGAGTTGAAATCAGAGGCAGCAGCCTATTGTTTTACCCATTAAACAGATAAACTTATGATAGCAGATGTAATGTTGGTAGCCAGCGTAATAGCTTTCGCTGTTGCCGTTAATGAAATTCACTCCTACTTCAAGGAAGTAGGCAAGTAAGATATATTGAGATTGAACCTCACAAGAATAGTTAAGTATTAAGTTATTAGTGTGTTAAGTCTTATAATATTTCAGTCATTGAAAACAGCAGAGGTTTTTTGGAGTTTGCTACTCCCAGTCTCCACTATAACTTTAGTCGTTATAATTTTACATGTTTTAAATTTTTACCCAGCGCAAGTAACTCAGTTGGTAGAGTGTGAAGGTTCTTCCCCCTTCGAGGTCGTGGGTTCGAGTCCCACCTTGCGCCCCATATCGCCCGATTCCAAGGCTTAGTATCGGATAGGATAAACCTTCCTAGAGAGGTACACGTACCCAAAAGGAGCATCATTAACCACAGATGGTGCTTAGACGTGGAAGTGGCAAGCGAGTACATACACCTGATAGGTGGAATTTGGAAAAACTTGGAGTTCACTTGTGAAGAAGCAGACCTGATGCCGTGACCCTTATATAATAAGGTAGCATCTAAAGGTAGGAGCGCACAACTACAAATCGGTTCTAATGCAGCCAGCACGATTTCTTTCTATTCGGTTCAAGTTATTGGTTATTTTATAGAAATCAGAAATATCACAATATGTGCGATTACTAGTGCTGGGAGTCCTAAGCCTCCATGAATGCAGAAGGGAACCAAGGGCGCACGGATGGGTTAAAGCCTCGGAACGTGCGCCCTATTATAGAGAAATTAATGTTTTTTCATACAAATTACATTTTTAATTTTTTGCATTGCGGTAGCGACCGCTCAGGTTAAACTAAAATAAAAAACTCTCGCCCCACCATTCGTGAGAACCGTGGGGTTTTTATTTTGAACATTTAAACCATACAATATGAGATATAAAGCAAATAGTTGTCACGATTGTCTCTTCTTGACTATGTGTGACAATCCGAAAAAGAACCCAGATGGTGGCTACAGATGCAGCTTCTATCAATGGAAATATCAATAACAACTTAATACATATAAGATATGGGTAATTTAGATTATTACAACAAACTCAAAGTCGTTCCTCAAGAGGCACTCAGACAAATTCAGTCAGGAAGACTTAGAGGAAAACACGACATCAACCCAATGTGGCGCATCAAGGCAATGACAGAGCAGTTTGGTGTGTGCGGAATCGGTTGGAAGTACGTAATCACCAAGCAGTGGACAGAGACTTTCGGAAGCGAGGTTAAAGCCTATTGCAACATCGACCTCTTTATCAAGGTGAACGGAGAATGGTCAGATGCCATCCAAGGAACAGGAGGTTCGTCAGAAGTATCAATGGAAAGCAAGGGAGCATACGTATCTGATGAATGCTACAAGATGGCACTCACAGATTCCTTGTCGGTTGCTATGAAGGCACTGGGTGTAGCAGCAGACGTTTATTTCGAGGCAGGAAAAGACATCATAGATATTGATAGCAAGTATGGTGCTCAGGATAGTAGAGCAGCGCAGCAGCAAGCCCAGACTCAGCAGACAGCCGCCCAGCCTTCACAAGCCGCCCAGCAGACATCATTCCCTCAGTACAACCCGAATGACCTGAACGAAGGATTGGGTTATCTGAGCAGATGTGTTACCAAAGACAATCTGTTGTGGGTAATTCAGCATTACCAGCCACTCTGCTCTAACGCTCAGTTCATGCAAGCAGTATCAGCCAAGAAGAAACAATTAGGTATACAATAATATGACAGCAGAAACAAAGAAAATCACTTTGAATGTGCCAAGAGTCACATTCATTGAGGAATCTCATCAGTACTTCATCGGCAAGAAGGAACTGAAAGGAGTAACGGGAACGCTCATCAAGAAAGCCTTCCCCGACACCTACAAGAATATTCCCGAGTCTGTATTGAAGAAGGCAGCAGAGCGAGGAGGACTTGTACACAACACGTTTGAAACCTTCTGCTCCATCTTCGATGCCGACATCAAGCAGTACCCGAACCCTACGGAAGAGCTTCAAGCCTTCCATAGTATGCTAGTCGCATACGATTTACACTATGTAGCATCCGAGTATCTTGTTACAGATGGTGAGAACTTTGCATCTGCCATTGATGGAATCTTTGCCGACAGCGAAGGCAACATCTATCTGGTAGATTACAAGACCACCGCCACCCTCCACTACGACAATGTGTCTCTCCAATTATCCATCTACGCAAAATGGTTCGAGGAGCAGAACCCTGACTTGAAGGTGAAGGAGATTGTCTGCATGTGGTTCAAGAACGGACAGAGCAAGTTCCAGCCACTCCAAAGGGTATCAGATGAGCAGATAGACGATTTAATCGCTGCTTATCTTGCAGATGATGCAGAGTATCAGTATAAGGTGGAAGTTCCTGAGCAGTTTTCTGCACTAGAGCAGGAGTTCAGATTAATAACCGCTCGTGTGGATGCCCTGAAGATTAAGCAGGATGAGTTGAAGGAAAAGATAATGAAGATGATGGAAGACAACAAGCAGAAATCCATCAAGACCAACATCGGTTCCTACTCTTATGTGGCAGCTACCACCAAGAAGACCTTCGACACGAAGCTGTTCAAGGACACGGAGCCTGACCACTACGAGCACTACCTAAAGGAAACGACCACCAAGCCATCAATAAGAATCAAACTTAATTAAGTATAGATATGAACGTTAAATTTACTGGTAAAATTATTGCAGCAGGGCAAGTTCAGATGGGAACTTCCCAAAACGGAACCCAATGGAGTTCCCAAGAGTTTGTTATCGAAGAGTTGAATCAGCAGTACCCTTCAAGAGCCGTTATCCAAGTTTACGGTTCAGACAAGATTCAGCAGTTCGGCATTCATGTAGGTGAAATCATCACAGCCAACATCGGATTGAAGGCGCATCAGTCTAGAGACGGACGATGGTTCAATCAGTTGGATTGTTGGAAGGTGGAACGACCAAATGCCCAGCAGCAAGGACAGGTTGTCCAGAGTCAGTTTGGTCAGGTTCCTCAGCAGCAAGCACCTATCAAGCAGCAGATGCAGGCTTTTCCCCCTCAGGTTAACGCAAGCGGTCAACCTATTCAGCAGAACGCTCAATATGCAGGTGGTCAGCAGCAGAGTCTTCCCTTCCCTGCCCCAAACCAATAATATATAAGGTATGGAAATCCATCTAGTAAGAACCTCCACTGGTCTTCGCCCCTACACGGATGATGATTACGAGGAAATGAAAAAGATAAAGGTTGGTTCCATCGTCAAGGCAAACATAGTTCGACCAAGGAACATTAAGTTTCACCGCAAGTTCTTCTCCCTTATCAGAGCAGCATGGGATTGTCTCACCGAGCAGCAGCGAACAAACCTACGTTCTATAGACACATTCCGTGAGCAGCTTCTGATAACATCAGGATTCAGCGAACCGCTTTACGACCTCAACGGACAGAAGTTCTTGGAGAGAGCCAAGTCTATCTCATTCGCCAAGATGGATGAGCCAGCCTTCAATGAAGTATATAGTAGAGTCTTAGACACCATCCTCACGATACTCTATGCAGATGGTGTTACAGAAGACGAGTTTAATAACATTTTACAAAATTATAGTTGATATGACACGTAGAAACAACAAGCGCAACAACAGACGCAATAGCCGTCAGCGCAACAACACCCTAGAGTTACCACCATTTGCACAGATGCTTTTCGGAGCAATCGTTGGAAAAGGTGTAGATATGATTGCAAAGAAAATGGCAGAGAATGCCGAGCAAGAGACTCCTGATATTCATGCAGAAGGCATCAGTAATCAGGACGTTACCAACATCAATAACGGAAAAGCAACCTTATCTAAGTTGCGTATTCCTGCTGATGGCTCGGCAGTAGAGTACCCAACCCCTGATAATCTCCAGTTCTTCTTCGCTGAGGATGGTAAGTTGATGGTTCGCAAGAAGATTGATGGAGACGCAAAGCCTACTAATGATGCAGGGGAAGGCAATCCTATCACTTATGATGATATTCTTAAAAAACTCTACTTGAACAAGATTCCATACAAAAAATCAGTTAAATGCGCCACTTCTGCTCAGGTTAAACGTTGTGATGCTTTCAACAAGTTGCAGAACATCGCCAAATATCTCAATAATGGATGGAAACCTAAGTTCGGTTGCAATGAAGAAAACTGGGCTATCGTTAAGGACGAAGAAGGTTTCGTTCCAAGATATAATACGATAAACAACGATGGAAGTGTTTATTTCAAGAGTGATGACCTTGTATTAGAAGCTATCCGCTTGATGGGTGAAGAATCTCTCAACGACCTTTTCTCAACAGATTGGTAATGGCAAGCTACGCTGAAATCAAAGCAAAGCTACAGCAGGAAGGCAAGAAGATACGCAAGCGTTTATCCTACGATGAACACAACTTGCAAGCCGCAGAGGTCAGGTATATCCGTGGGGTATATCCTGACCTTGAAGGAGTCTTCTTTGCCGTTCCTAATGGTGGCAAGCGAACCTCCCGACAAGCCGCATGGCTCAAAGAAGAAGGCATGAAGGCAGGAGTATCTGATATGCTCCTACTGAAGCGCACCTCCCAGTACGGTTTCCTCTGCATAGAAAACAAGACACCAAAAGGACAGCAGGAACCTGAACAGAAGGTATTCCAGTATGAAGTAGAACGACATGGTGGCAAGTACATCATCATCCGTTCTTTAGATGAATTTATCCAAGCAATCGACAATTATTTAAATGGTGAACTATGACAGATGAAATCAAACAAGCTATCCAGCTTCTAGAAGATAATGGCTACAAGATTACTTCTCCACCCAAGGAAGTCAAAGACAAATATACCTTTGAGTTAGCATGGAACTTGTACGATAAGAAAGTTGGCTGCAAAGCCAAACTCGAAAAGAAGTGGAACTCTATGAGCCAGAAAGACCGCAAAGCAGCTATAGAGTATATTCCTCTCTATGTAATCTCACAGCCCAACAAGCAGTACAGAAAGAACTTCCAAACCTTTCTCAACCAGCGAGGTTGGGAAGACGAACTCATCGGAGCAACACCACCGCCAGCATCCATTAACGAACATCCGTCTGATATTAGCCTACTTATTGACAAGACAATGGCTGAACGGAACATGAATAATGCAGATAAGGACATCATTTTCAAGACACGCATTACTGGAATGATAGAGCTTCTGCAAAAGAATCCTCATAGCCTATGCCGAAAGCAGTTGGAGATATATCGTGATAACGGAACCTTGGAACGCTTGGGCATCCAATGGAATCCATAAACCACAAATCTGTTTACCAAAATGATAGCAATCAGTAAGTACAACAAGCAGCATCCTCTCAGAGTATTTGAGGCATTCGCTGGATATGGCAGTCAGAGCCTAGCCTTCAAGTACCTCAAAGATAAGCATCCTGAGTTCGACTTCAAGGTAGTGGGCTACTCAGAGATAGAACCATCAGCCATACAAGCCTACGGACTTCTGCACGGAAGAGACATACCTAACTTTGGAGACGTGACAAGGATAGACTGGTATCAGGTTCCCGACTTCGACTTCATCAGTTGGTCTTCCCCATGCCAAGACTTATCCAATGCAGGACTTCGCCAAGGAGCAGAGGAAGGCAGCGGCACACGTTCATCCCTTATCTTTCAGGAGAAGAGAATGCTAGCAGTAAAGAAACCGAAGTACGTGATGCTAGAGAATGTGAAAGGTCTACTCACAGAGAAGATGAGGAAGTACTTCTTCCAGTACATCAGAGACCTCGACTCCTTCGGTTACACCTCCTTCTACAAGGTACTGAATGCCAAAGATTACGGTGTGCCTCAGAATCGTGAGCGTATCTTCGTTATCTCTATCCTCAGAACGGAAGACGAGCCGAACCCTGAGTATCACTTCCCTTCTCCTATCAAGCTAGAGACAACGGTTGAGGACATCTTGGAAGACAACGTATCTCCCGAATATTTCCTATCTCAGCCCCTTCTAGAAAAGTATCTCACAAAAGCAGACATCAATGAATCAATCGAAAAACTCTACCCCGAAGATAGCGATACCGAAAACGGCTGATGGATGCTCACCGACCATCACATCATCATTTGGTGCAGGAATCAGCATAGCCAATCTTCTTGGTGTTGACCATTTCCCTAAGGGGGGGGGTATTGATAATCAAAAAGTTACAAGCAGAAAACTGCTCATCAACTCAGACGTAGATGGTTTAAGTAGAACCATCCGTACAAGTTATTATAAGGCTGGTTTTGCTAACTATATACATAACGATGGCAGAGCAGCCAATGCAGTCTTAATCATCAAGAAATTATAATGTGCGACAAAATTATAAAGCTAGCAAACCTCCAAATCAAAGGCAGGATAGAGCAGCAGACCAGAGTCTACTCCACCAAGGGAATCTCACCTACTCTCAATTCTGCTATGGGTCACGGAGGTAACTGCATACCACTATTCTTAATCGTCAAGGAGATATGATAACCGGAGGTAAGAGAATGAAATCCCTGCTCCTATCAGGGAAGGTGAAGCCTGATGTAGGTGGTCAGGTTCTCGACATCTACAACCAAGCAGTAATGCAAGGTATCTCCCCTACCATCAAGACAACCATTGATACGTCAAACATGACATTCGTAACCATCATGAACAAAGAAATCATTCATACCGCTCCCAACGGAAAGAAATACTCCATCCAAATCAGGAAGTACACTCCAAGAGATTGTTTCCGACTGATGGGAGTTCACGAAGCTGACATAGACAAACTCCTGAGCAAGGAGAAGTCTGGTCAACTCATCATCTGCAAAAGCAAACTATATGCCCTTGCAGGAAACTCAATAGTAACCAACTGCCTGACCGCCATGTTCGAGGAACTGATATTCCCCTCAGGAAATCACTACCACGACAAGACTGGTCAGCTATCACTCTTCTAGCTTATGGATATTTTTGGATATATCAAGGTAGGCAAGCGCATCAGCAAAGCGCACAAAGCCCTCTTTACCCACAAGACCATGGTACTATGGTATAAAGGCAACCCAATCATCGGAACAATGCACGATGGCTTGTGGTATCAGCAAGACTTAAACGGAATGTGGGAACTATTAATGTTCCAGTCCGAAGTGACCCACGTATCATTTTTACCTTCGCCAAATGAATACAGAGAAAGAAAAAATCCTAGCCATCATCGCAGAGATTCAGGCAGAGCGTGAAGCTGCCCACATCGTGCCGCCACACGTCCTCACAGCCGAAATCATCAACCGAGGATTCCAGCATCCTTATCAAGCCATCAACGAGTTGTGTGCAGAAGGCAAGATAAACTGGTGCAGAACCCTCAACGATATGGCATTCACTATCAGAAAATAATAAATCAAAACAATATGGAAAAAGAAATTATTACACAGAAGAAACTGATTGTCTTGGCAAACGATGCTTACTTTAATGCACAAAGACATGGTTTCTATCCTGACAACACAGATATAACAACCGCTCTGATGCTCATTATCACAGAAATGGCAGAAGCTGTTCAGGCAGACAGACACAACCGACACGGAAGTATCGAAGACTATGATAGCGAGATTCAGATGGGCAGAGATATTCCTACTGCCTACAAGAACGCTCTTGAAGGAACGGTTGAATCAGAGTTCGCTGATATTGCCATCCGTATATTATCTCTCTTAGGATGGATGAACAGCAAAAAATCGATAAGTTTTGAAAGCGATTATATCCTTACTGAGGAATATCAAGTAGGTAGGCTTATATATAATATCAGTATCGTAAAAAGTTTCTATCGCCTTAATAAGCAATTCGGTGATTTTGTTTATAACGAAAATCACGATTGGTATACAGCCAAAAAACTACAGCATATACTCATGAGGGTATTCGCAATCGCTCACAATAACAATATCGACCTGATGGAGCACATAAAGTTGAAAATGAAGTATAACGAATCACGTCCGTATCTTCACGGATGCAAATATTAGGAGGACAAAATTATGTTTGGAATAGAACAAATTCAAAGAAGATGTTTATTGACGTTGAGTGATGGTAGCAAAATCCAAGCTACCATCTACATTCCAAAGCCAACCAAGCCCATCTTCCCTGAGCAGATGGAGCGTCAGTTCATAAAGAGTTTTAACGAATCGCAACCTCTTGCGGTAAACAAGGTTGTCAAGTATCACATAATGAGAAATTAAAGTTATGGAAGATTTATCTATAGGCTCAGAAATCGTCTTGAAGGTGGTTGAAAGCGAGACAGAAGAATGTAATGGTTGCTTCTTTGACGAGATAAGCAGCAATATTTATGAAAATATCTGCAAAGATATTTGTTGTGCCGCAACCGAGCGAAAAGACAAAAAGAATGTTCAATTTAAAAGAGTGCAATAATCATGATAGACGATAAGAAAATAGAATCTGCAAAGGAAGAAATCTATGAAGATAGATTCCTGTTAAATGGAGAAGAAGTAGTCTTCGATAATGATGCTAAAGAGGAAATGTTCTACAAAGAGGACATCAAAGAAGCTATTGGACTAGGTGCTAAATGGGCTATCAATGAGTTTATTAAATACTTGTGGCATGCTATTGATGAAAATCCAAAAAAGTACCATAAATGTTTGGTAGAAGTTGTGTATCATAGACCACTCAACATGACGGATGAGATAGACTATGTTACTTCGCACCTAACAAACTTTGGTTGGGATGAAAATAGTTTTAAGCGCAGCGACTATACTATCAAGAGGTGGATATATATTGACGATTTGTTGAAAGGATGCAACCATGATTAAGTCAGTTACTATGTACTCTGTCGTTTGTGACAGATGTGGGAAACCATTTATTGATGAGTTTAATGGCATTGTGGCTTGGGTAGACGAATGTACAGCCAAAGAGCAAGCAATGGAAAGCGAATGGGCAGAGATTGGCGATAAGCACTACTGCCCAGACTGCTATGAGTTTGACGAAAAGTTGGATGAGTATGTTCCTAAAAAGAAAGGAGGAAACAATGAAAGAACTTAAAGTCGGAGAAAGAGTAACCACTACTCTTGAAGTTGTCGAGCATGGTGATTCATGTGAAGGTTGTTTTTTTGCTGACAAAGAAGGATGCCCTTATTTATGTTTTAAGGATATGCGTTCTGATGGTAAGGATGTAATTTTTAAAGAAGTTAAGTAAAGCGTATGGAACAGAAATATATTAAAGATAAAGACATTATGCAGGCGATATTTTTGAGGTTAAAAAATGGTGAAGTATATTTTAACGGCTCAAAGATTAATTCCTATACAGGAGAAGGAATACGACTGATAAGTAACCTTCTTAAAAAGGGATTATACGAAATTGGTAAAGAGTTGGAGAATATATCCAAATCTAAGTAACTAACCATCCCTAATGGGATATAAATATAAGTAATATGAAAAAGATTATTTTGGCATCCTTAGTCGTTGCAAGTTTGTTCGCTTCTTGCTCTAGCGAGAAGACTTTTAAAAAGAAAGATGGTTCTACGATTACAGCAAAGCCTTATGGCTGGGCTAATAATGAAAACAAAGTAGAAGGTGTTAACTACGAGTTGAATGTTCCAGATGTTGTAGTTTCAATCATCTTCGCTCCATCAGTTATCGCTCCTGCTTTACTGACAGCTTATGATGTTTGGGAGCCAGTATCATATACTGAGCCATCTAAGTAATCAACCACCCTCTCCTGTAAAATGGAGAGGGTAAAAAGAAAAGAATATGGATGCATATAAAATAACATTAGCTAGCTATATTGCATATCTCAAAGGTATGTATAGACAATATGGCAATATAACTATTGCGCAACTAAAGCATATAGAAAGAATCAGAAAAAAAGGAGGATAAGCAATGAGTAAAGAAAAAGCGACAGTTCACATTAATAATGTTTCCAAGATAATTGGCTCAAAAAGAATAAAATTAAGTGAAGGCACTACAATTCATATTCAAAACGAGTTAGTCTTGGCACTTAAAGAGTTGGAGGATTGATATGACAATAGAAAAACTTATTCAGAAGGCTTATGAGTTCTAGAAAAAGAACAAAAGTTTCACTTGGAAGCCTAAAGATTTCCCTGAGGATATGAGCGAAAGTAGTACTATTGATGAGCTTGTGTCAGAAGGAGATAATATGTATGATGCTTTAAAAGAAGCGGTTGAGTTAATTCACGACCTAGCGGTTGAGTTAGAATATATAGACGCAGTGAATGGATAGTTATGAACAAAACAGATTTACATTCATCATTACTCTTCCTGATGCTAAAACTGGAAGAGGCAAAGAGCAACCCGATGTCTGACAAGAACTTTGTTGCTGCATTGACGGAAGTGCTCAAATATTTCCGTGATAACGGAGAGTTGAAGAAAGCCTATGAAAGCCAAAAGGATTCATTGGCAGATATGGCAAATAGTTCATGGGTAAAAGCACTAAAGAAATATGTTTCATCCAAGAACCAAGAATACGGAGTTGATGCAAAGTTACCTGATATAGATGAACTTATTAAGAAACTAGCTTCTGATGAGTTCATCGAAAAGAAATCAAAGATATTCTTGGAGATAATGATGTGGATAGCGGAAAGGAGAAATAGCTTATGAAAAAACGAATAATATTAAACGAACAAGATATAAATGAGTTTCACTCGGATGCAGATGTTCTGCAATGGATATACAACTTACTGACAAAAGAGTATCGTATAAGTGAATACTCAAAAAATATACCACGCTTTGCTAGAATAATTAACAAGTTAAAGAATTTATAGCGTATGAAAATAGAAATTAAAAGAGTAACGGACTGGCAGCGTGTAGTGGATGCTGCTCGGTTCACACAAGGCAAGGAACCGCTGGGACATGAGCCTAGCGACGAGTTCAAGAAACAGATGATTCTCAGCGAGCATTCACCGCTCAGAGAATTGGAGTTCGATATTAAGATGTATGGCATACCATACTGGGTGAGCAACCATTTTGTTCGCCATGTTCATGCTCAGCCATTCGTTTCCACATCACGACCAGATATTACTGGCTCCAAGGTATCACGTCACGATATGCGGCAGGATGATTTTGTCAACTTGCAGTTATCCCTCAACGCTCAGGAGATTATCAATATCTCGAAGCTGAGACTCTTCAACAAGGCATCTTACGAGACAAGAAAAATATGGATGCAAGTTATTGAAGAGTTGAGGAAAATCGAACCACGTCTTGTTGCTGCTTGTGTCCCACAATGTATCTATAGAGGATTCTGTCCTGAACCAAAATCATGTGGAAAGACACAAACAAATGTTTTTCCTATTTATAGAGAAAACTACGAATATTCACTTTCTAATCGGTGAACGTATAAAATTAGTATATGAAATATCCAAAATATAACGTCAATGAATTTGTCGGTGGGCACTTCGAGTACACCACTCCCTGCCCATTCGGCATATACGGCAAGTACACCAACGAAATACTATATGTAGGTAGCCTTGCTTGCCAGCGATGCGAGCACTTCCGAGGAATCAACAAAGAAAATGGTATCGTATCTTGTGGAATCGAATAGTTTTAAGAGTGCAGCCTATCTGCATTCTTCTTAATAATTAATCAAATTTTATATATGAATACAAAGAAAATCTCAATTATTCAGCGTATCAAGGAGAAGTTCCTTGGCAAGCAGTTCTTTATTGCAGTTATCGCTAATAAGGGAACCAGTTCCTATTTCGTCAACTCTACCATCTACCGCTCAGAGAAGGAGGTGAAGGCTTACAAGAAGTACATCACCACAGACGAGCGTATGAAACAGAGCTTCGATTTCGTAGGATATTATGGTTTCCGTTCAAAGTTCGACTTCCGCATTCCTCTTAGCGGAAAGCCAGTATCAGTAGAAGAGGCAAAAAAACTGGCAGAGAAGTAGTATGGGAAAGTTGATAGACCTTACTGGACAGCGTTTCGGCAGATTACTCGTCTGCCGAAAATCTGATAAAGAGAACCATCAGCATGGTGCGTTCTGGATATGCAAATGTGATTGTGGCAGGGGTTGTACGGTTCTTGGTGCTGCTCTTCGTGACGGACGAACCAAATCATGTGGCTGTTACCGCTCTGAACGAGCATCTGCCATCATCACCAAGTATGGCAACCGCAAGGGTAGACCCAAGCGGAAAGACAAAATTAACGGATAATATCCATTTTATCACTTTTCATATTATATTTGCAACATGAAATTCAAGTATTTAATAGATAAAATCAACGGATTCAGACACCGCAACGATTTTGTGGTACTGGACGGAAGAGCCAACTCGGTCACGCTCTCCAAGGGCATCTATGACCATATCATGCAGAAGGAGCGAACAGACAATTCCATCTTCGTGTTCAGGTTATCTGACAGAGGTAAATACGGATTCTGCATGCGTGAGGACTGGGAAGAACTTCGCAAAGCCAACACCGCCTTCGCTCAGCTTCAATTCAATCAGAAGTATAAGAAGGTAGGTTTCAGAAGTGAATACCCTTCCACCACCGCCATCCTTGATGAGTACAACCTTCCTCTCAACAGAATGGTTCGCCTTACTTGCATCCCACGCAAGTCAGCCAAAGGCGAACCTTATTACGAAATCATGCGACCAAACTTAAATTCGAGCACATGGCAACAAGACAAGAAGTAATACTCAAAGGACTTACCCACTCTCCATCCGACTACGATTGTCAGGATGGTGAGTTGGCAACCTGCCTCAACCTCATCAACGAGGATGGGGCACTCCACCCTATCCAGCAGCCAGTGGTAGCAGAACAGAACATCACGCTTGATGCAGGAGATACCATCGAACTGGTGCATAAGGTAACACACAATGAAGCGATTCACTCTCACTACATCATCCGTAAAGCAGATGATACTTGGTACTGGATGGAAAAAGGTGGAGACGGAACCAAGAACCCTATCGAATTGAACGGATTCCACGTCAATGCCGTCACGGCAGTAGGCAATATAGTTAATTTTGTTGGAGAAATATCTATCAAATACTTATATTGGATTGACGATAATTATCAGCTATTTGATAGAGATAACTTTAACTATGGAATCAAAATCGGTTTTAAAGATATTGATAATTATGGTGGTTCAGCAGAAATCTCGCTAGGTGATGAATTTTGGGACTATGTTACTTATGAAAGCAGTTCTTCTGGTAGAAAGATAACTGGAATGAATGTAAACCAAGTTTCAAAAGTTTTCAACATGTTTGACGCTGTAATTAATAAGAATTTGTCCGACAAAGGAAAACAATGGCAAAAATATTTTGTGTTTGGAGTAGCAGCCATCAGATTATACGATGGTACATACTACAGCATTTCCAATATTTTTAAACTTGACTATGGTAGTGAAACTTTAGCTTCTGTTAGTGTTGACCCTTATAACAAGAGATTTTGGTCGATTGGACCAGCAATAGCAACTTGGACTATTAGCGCAAACATAGATAACCTTGATAAAATATCAAACCTTATACAAGGCATTGATATTTTTTTAAGCAAAGCCGAATCATTCGTTAATTTAGAATCAGCAGCAGCCAAATACGTTGTACCTGAACTAAATGATAAAGACCAAGGTGAAATGTTTTTCACAATGATGTCAGGAAAGGAAGCAGCCAATGCTATAGATTCCCTATCATTCTATCATTCACTATTTATCAGTAAAGACGAAATTGGCAAAGAACTTCAACTCAAAAGAGTTGAGGGAACTGAAGAGTCTTTATCTTTGGCTAACCTATACCGTTCTGATTTAGGAGGTAAATGTGCAATTACATACAATAATAGACTTCATGTGGGGAACGTAAAAGAAGGATATAATGTTGATTTGATAAGTAACATCACTCCTAAATTATTAAACTTACCAAACGATACACAATTAAACACAGAGGGAATAGTTCGAGTGAAAGCGTCAAACAAAGAATTTTGGTGCAAGGTTGATGATTTAGGTGCAAGACTATATTACTTTGTATGTGTGCCAATCTTAAATGTATCTGAAATAACATTCTACAAAAAGACTGGAACTTTTGTGTTTGAGAAATCTACGGTTAACTTGCATTCTTCCGAAACTACAGCATTCTCTTTTTACGTAGCTGGAGAAGGAAAGGAAAACGTACCGCAATTTGCTTTGCCATGGGAGAACTCATCAGAAGAGGAATGGAATAATATTGTCAGCAAATACGAAAACTACAAAACAAATACAAATGCACTTCCATATTCTTCTGTTGTAAAAGTAAGCGAAGCTGAGAATCCTCTAATCTTCCCTGCAAAGAATAGTGTTCAGGTTGGTTCTTCTATCATAAATGCACTTGCCGCTAACACTAGACCAATAAGCGAAGGTCAGTTTGGTGATGCACCACTCTACGCTTTTACCGATGAAGGTGTATGGGTATTAATGCTTGGCAGCGAAGGAACCTATATTGCTCGACAGCCAGCCAACAGAGATATTTGCTCCAACCCTAAGGGCATTTTGCAGATAGATGATGCCGTTCTGTTCCCTACCGAGCGAGGCATCATGATGCAGCGAGGGCGAGAATCTGAGTGCATTACCGATGTACTGGATGATTATCCTTTCGATTTTCTATCCATTTATTCACATTCAACAAAAGATAAGACCTATCCGAATAAACTCCTTGCACTAGGTAATATTCCTAAGTCAGATGTGAAATATATCCATTTCCGTAAGTATCTCGAAGAAGCTGATATGATTTACGACTATTACGATAGCCGAATCATCGTCTTCAACCCGAACTACACTTATGCTTACGTTTACTCATTGAAAAGTAAGATGTGGGGAACCATTCACAATGTCTTCAACAAGCGAGTAAATATATATCCTGAGTCATACGCTACAGACAAAGCAGGAAACATACTTGATGTGTACGTAAAGGAACCTATAGATAATGTTCCATTCTTCCTTTGCAGCCGACCTTTAACACTTGGACAAGATGCTTATAAGACCATGTTTGATTGTATCACAAGAGGATATTTCAGAATCATTCAGGAAGGAAAGTGTGGAACGGTTCTATTTGGAAGTAATGATTTATCTAATTGGTATTACGTTGGTTCGTCTACAAATATGTATCTCAGAAATCTTGTAGGTTCCCCATACAAATATTTCAGGGTCGTGTTCATGGGTAACCTTGCCCCAAACGAATCTATCAGCGCACTATCTACAGAGTTCCAATCAAGATTACAAAATAAACTCAGATAATTATGGCAGAATATACATTATTAGCTTTCGATTCACAGCGTGCACGAAATGGAGCATCCGTAGGCTATATGGATGCCAACAACAAAGTGCATATAGCTACAGAAATAAAGTTCTATGAAATAAGATGGTCAGACTACTTCGGCTACATCATGTTAGACGGAAATCAATATGAGTTTTTAGCAAATGGCTATTTTTATGTAAATGGAGATAAACAGTTGCTAAAGATAGTAGAATCCTCTATCACAAAGACAACTGGCACGAAACTCGTCAGAGAAACTTCTTCCGATGGAACATCAAATGCTCGCCCATTCCCTAGAAACGGAATAGCTACCGCATCAGAGACAGGTGGAACAGAGGAAAGCGGCAAAGAAGAGGAAATCTTCTCAATCGCTACCCTACAGCCTAGAGAAGAAGTAGCCGCAAGTTGCTTGCAGGCTATGCTACAAAAGTATACGAATCCGCTCAATATAGACAACACCAAGATTAAGCAACTTGTAAGCAAGTCATTCTTGTTTGCTCAGGAGTTCATCAATCAGGCTGTTCTGTATCGTGAGAAGGAGACAACATCGGCAACCGTTGAGAACAACAAGTACGCATCTGTTGACTCTGATTCACTCAGTAGCGACACCGATAAACTGCTCTACAATATAGCTACGGCTATCAACAACTTTATCGCTCAGGATAAGAACCAGTATGCCGACCAGCAGAAGAACGGATTGAAGCTGGCTGCTACAGATGTTAATGTCAAGACTTTACCTGAGTCTATCAAGACGGTTGTAAGTGGTTCTGTTAGCGCATCAGTAAGCGGAAATGTTGATGCTGCTGTCAGCGGTTCCATTACAACCAAGCAGGAGTCCACGACTAGTGGAACATAAAATTAGATAAGTATTTTTTTTACTATTTTCTATAATTACAATAAAGGGAAGCAGTCCGTGATGGATAGCTTCCCTTGCTTTATCTTAGCCTTAAACGACTAATCATTTAAAATGGATGCAATGCTATTCTTACCCTTCCAGCCGAGCGGTTGCTGGCATCCTTAATCTTCTGTTTTTTATCCTCAGCCAAAGCCCAGAATCTATCAGCACCATCAGGATAAACAATCATTAACCACTCATATAAAGACTGGTTCACAATATAATCGTGAATATATACCGTCATGGTATGCACGCTTGTCTTCGAGAATCCACTTGGCATTCTCAAGGCTAAATAATAGGCATCCTCATCATTTGTCGGGGAACCTATACACTCTTCCCACTCATTGGAATCAAAACCACCTCCAAGCATTTCCATCTTGGTATATCTGAAAAGAAGTTCTCGGCAATCCTCTACAGCAGAATCCAGTATTCTTGCCAGTTTATCACGATTGCCATCCTCACCCACATCATAGACGTTATGAATCAGGTGTGAATCCTCTACAGAACTGGAGATTGAATCAGCATAGGCAGCAGCCGTATTCCTGATGTCAAACACCAATTCCTTCTTCTGAAGCTCTATCATTACCTTGTAACCAAGATTACATGTTCTGCATTCTTTCATACTAACCTCCTTCCTTATTCGTTAGGAGCCGTTCTGCTTGGCCTCTCACGTCTGTTGAAGGTCTCATGCAGATTCTTGATGGCTACAACAGACAATTCTGAATAAGTCTTCGACTCATTAGGATTAGTAAGGACGAACCAATCCATCAAAGCCTTGTTGATGATGTAGTCATGGATAGAACTTGTAAGCGCATCCTTCAAAGCAAGCGGATAATTGGATGGAAGGGAGAGATTAATGACAATATCGGTATCACCACTTATCAACTCGTTTGATGCAGTAGTACCATTTTCTGTTTGAACTGACTCACTCAACTCCACAAGCAGTTGACTATACGCATTCTGAATGCTACGCAAAGCCTGATTCTTGTCTTCATCATCATCACTTGCCTGAATATTACTTGCAGCCTCAGCATCCATATCTGCTGCTCTTCTACTACGTCCAGTCAGGAATGCTTTATTCTGAAAGTCGTAAATGAGTTCACTCATATACAACGTAATCGTTAGACTTTTTCTTGCCATACTATGATATTTTTGTTCGTGTTGGTTTCTTCTTGAAAAACGCTTTATCCTTGATGTCAAGCAATAATGCAGCAGCGTTATCTGCATATTCCTTCACCTTGTCGTTGGCGGTAATCTCACACCACTTCCCGATGATGCTGTTCACCAAGAATGAGTTGGAAGAGGAATTGATTGATTCGAGTAGGTTATCATCAAATCTGCTAGGCATTTCGAGTTGCCAAGTGATTGTTCCGTCTACTCCTGAACCGCCCGAGATAAACCGTTTCAGCACGTTTCTCAGCGCATCCAGCGATTCATTGAAGAACCGCTCAATCATCGTCAAGTCTGCATCCGTCACAAATACTTGGTCAAATGCTGACTTTCCATCCTCCAGTTTATTCTTTGCGCCTATGTAGGCAGTAGTCTTCGCTACCTCCTCATACACGTCACTTTTCGTGATTGTTAATGTGAAATCTGCCATTCTTTATCTTTTTATAGAGTTTATAACCTAAAACGACTAGCAATACGCAGAGTGCTCCAAATGACCAGATGGCGTATTTCAACTGAAACTGCTCCCACTTGGATAACTCCTTCTCTACTGGATAGGGCACTGGGATGGAATCTCTTTTCAGGAAGGAATCCACCTTCACCTTATACACATTCTTATAGATGGTCTTCTCATGCCATCGGTCAAGAAAGCAAGTATCTCCCTTCTGTCTGAGGAAGATTGAATCACGCACAAAAACGCTGTCAGAGGTATGCAGCGTATCGTGTTTTACTACGTCCCGACATATAACTTTTTCCATCGGGACGTATTTTGTTTTGCATCCCGACAGAAAAAATGCCACCAGCAAGATGCCTATCACGTAGAGTGCTACTTGCCAGAAATCAGTATCGTACCATTTTACTTTCATAGGCTAAACATTAAAGACCTTCTTTGCTCTTGTAAGGAACTTTCGTCTTGATTCCAAGCCGTTGGTTCCACCATTGATTGTCTTGGTAATAGCCAAGAAACTATCACTATCAGCTAGTTTGTTAAGGTCATGTTTCCACCACCACCACATAGCACTCTTCGTTGCTCCTAGCGGAAGCTCCAGCAACTGAGGGTTCTCCATGATGTCACCAGTACAATACTTACTGTTCTGATAAGCCTGATAGTTGGCTCTGCCAGTAATCTGAATCAAGCCCCTGCCACGATACTTGTAGCCATCACCATCTTTCAGGTTGCCGAGCATGTTCTTCAACTTGCCCACATCATACCTGTGGAAGTAGTCCTTGTTGCCGAGTTCCTTGGTGTATCTCAGTTCACCACTCTCATGTGCAATCTGAGCCAAGAAATGAGCCATTCGCTTAGGAGTATCAATATGGAACACCTCAGCATAGCCATTTATATAAGGTAGGAACGCATCCACCTTATCCTTGGCATTCGGCATAATCGCCAAAATCTGTTCTCTTGTTACCTTCATACTACTTGCCCTCCTTCACTTGTTTCAGCATACTTGCGAGTTCATCCTTCACCTTGCTCTCAAAGTTGCCTAGTTTTGTCTTGAAATAAACGTTTACCCCGAATATTGCTCCAGAGTAAACCAATGTCTGACTGACATACCATAGTACACCATCAGACACCACATAATTGTTGAGAAAGAATGATAGGAAGGTGAGTACAACACCACTCACTAGCATTCCTATAGCTGCACCATATTGCAATCCTTCACGTACGTTTGGAGTCATATCTTATATTTATATATTATTAATAATATGCAAAGATAAGAAATGATTCCCAATTAGTTACTTTATCCGTTTATTGTGTGCCATATTTTGCTGGTAGGATGCAAGCAGTCAGGGTCTTGCAGATACTCGATAGCCATCAAAACCACCATTTCCTTCAACTCATCAGCATCTTTGCTATATCGCTCCAGCAGCAGATGATGGTCACTCCTCAGCAGATTCATAGTCACAGCCAAATCATGGATGGTGTAATCAGAAATATCATCCTGATGCACGTCAAACACCGCTCTCACCTCCTCATCCGAGAAGAAAGGAGCCATGTGCTTTGTTCCATCAGTATCCTCATACCACATCTTACTGATAGCATCATCGGCAAAGTGCTTGTCAAAATGCTCTTCGCTCAACACACCATACACCATCGCACAAAGATGATGTACTTCATCATCACTCAACTTGAAAGAGAGACACTTGCCGATAGCCTTAGCTATAGCCAACATCTGTTCAGGAGCCATTTCCTGCTGATACTTTTCTACAAACTCTACGAAATTCATACCTATATAATTTAAAAGTTTATGATGCTGCAAAGATACCAATATCTTAAACGCAGCACCATAAACTCGTAGATATTTCTGTAGCTATCTGAATATCAGACAAATACAGTTACGATAAAAACACCTCCTTTCTTTATTCGTCCTTAAATTTAGTTCTCTTTTCTCCACCCCTCGTCCAGATGTCGTTTTTCTTTCGTTTCGACACCTTGCCGAGTACATCATTCTCGTAAAGTTCGGGCTTGTCTTCCCTCCCTTGAGTCTCTGAAGCAACACCACCATTCGGGTTGCCACCTTGGTTTGCATCAGGTTTTCCGTTGCCATACCATTTCTGATTATTCTCCTTATCTGCTATCATAACTATAAACTATAAATTATAAACTATAAACTAAGCAGCCAATGGTGGGTTCTGTCCGTCAGGACTCACTCCCTGACCGCTCATCATCTGCTGCAACATCGCCTGAGCCTTCGGATTGCTCTGTGATGCCTGAGCCACTTGTGCTTGTAGCTGAGGAGAGAATCCTTGTGGAGTCTCACCATTCTGAATGGCTTGCTGGTTGGATGCAACCGATTGCAGCAACTCCTCTCCAAATGGGAAATCTCCTACTTGCAGCAACTGCTCCAGCGTGATAGCCTGATTCTGCCACAAGGTCATAAGGAACTCATTCGCCATCTGTCTGTATACAGGAGTAGCCGTACTTTCCGTGATGTTGATGTCAAACTCCACGTCTCGTATCTTCTTAGGGTCATAGTGCACAATCTGTCCTGCCCTACCAACAATATTGAAGTTACGAGCCACGTCATAGTACTGCTGCATATTCTTAACGGTCTTGTAAGCACCATCAATGATGAACTGGCTGAAAGTCTCCAAAATATCAAGCAGCGACATGGTAGCATTCTGTGTCTGCTGGGCATAGAGTGAACCGCTCGTACCTGATACTCCTGGTTTACCTTGCAGCGCACCATTCACTCCCGAAATATCTTCAAAGAACTTCAACTGGAAACTGAGCAAATCACCGATACCGATATTCGTAGAGTTGTTGGCAACTTGCTGAGGAATCTGACCACTCTTACTTACTTTGAATCTTACAATTCCATTGAATCTACTCCACTCATCACTAACATCATCCCAAGTCATATCGTCAGGCAGACAATCATCAGGGCAGAGCAGCACACCCTTGGCACTCGCCCTCATAATGAAGTCATACATCGTGATAAGTCGGTTCACGTATCTCTGCTGGTCAATCACATCTTCCACGAAGCTGTGAATCTCGCCATCAATAAACGGATAGAATTTAAAGCAGTATGGATGCTCACCATGAGCATAAGGGGTCTCGCCTTCTCTCAGAATATCACCGAAAGGAGAAAGATAGTAGAAATGCCAGTAATCATCCATAAACCACTCGGCATCAATCAGAGGAATATCCTCTTCCAGCATACCAGCAGCCATACCTCTCCTGATTCTGTCTTTGTTCTCAGCATCTACAATATCAGCCTTATCCTCAATGTCGATTTTGAAATCATCGCCATTGTTGTAGTCGTGGCATCGGTATCTCGGCTTACTCTCCTTGCGCCAAACCTCAATCACTCGGCAGAGCGAATGGTTGGCAGGATTCATAAAGTCGATGGTCTTAGGGTCGAACTCACCAAATCGCTGAGTGCAGTCAGCAATCACGAAATCTCGGTTAGCCGCCAACCGGTATATCTCCTTCAACTTACGAGCCTCAGCAGGAGACTTGGCAAACTCTCTCAGCACGTTGCCGATGGTAATGTCATGCACCTCACCCAAGCAACTCACGTCCCAACCACGGAAATCCCTCATATTGTTGTCTATGAAGAAATTGTTCGGGTTCACGTAGTCCGTCCAACAATCCAACCTACCTCTTCTCCATCCATACTTTTTCTTATAGATAGCAGCACCGCTTATCAGGAACTCTTCCATGGTTCGGGCATCCAGTTCCGTCTCTCTGTTCAGTTGTCGGTTACATTGCAGCACCACGCTCATGGTCTCACCATATCGCTTTTCATCCTTATCTCGGGCATTGCATGTAGGTTCCTTGCTCTGAGAGCGGTACACACCCAGAACATTCTTCACCAACCTGCGGATAAGGTTGTTCTTCAATGGTTCACTACCCTGCTCACGGATATAGTCTTCCTCCCTGATACGCTTGGTAAAGCCACACTTGCTTTTGAACTCAATGGTATCTCCCCACTGGTCTCCATAGCAGTATCGCTTGTTTCTCAGTCTTCGCTTACGGAAGTTATCCATGTTGTTGTAGTATCGCTGAGCCTCCAGCAAGATAGAGAAGGCACGCTCGTATGGCTTGTCAAATCGGTTCTTGGATGCCTTCACGCTATCCAGTTCTTCCTTGTCAAGTACCCTACTCAACGATAGCAGTTTTGTTTCTTCTTTCTTCTTCGCCATAATTTATGATGTTGTAGGTTCAACAATATGTGCCAACTTTCTAGCCACTCCAAGGAATCCGCTTGCAGTATCGGTATCGCCAAGACTGACACAAGTGAGATAGCCAGCCATGTAGAGAATAGAATCTTTCAGGACGGAAGGCAAACTGATTTTCTGTTCGGTAGTGATAGATGGAACCTTAACGTAGATGAATGCCAATGTAGCATCCTGCTTTTTACTAGTATATAGTTCGATACTCTTGCCGTTAGCCGTATGCACGATAGCCGCAATCGGTCGCTCAGGATTTCCCCTGACTCCATATTTGCAGTTCTGATACTTGTAGGCATCATCACTCTCTGAAATGATTTCGGCAGGACGGTTCCATCCTTCTGCCTTCACAGAAAGGATTCTCAGCATATCGGTAGGCAAAACCATCTTACCCACGTAATAGCCGTTGCTATCCGTCCACGTTACAGCATTCGTACACGCAGTACCTTCCACCATATCCTCAGGAGCATCCGAAAGAATGATTCTTGCTGCATCTACGATTTTACTCTCAATAAGTTCTGCTTGCGAGAGTGTATCAGAATCGCTAGGAGCCAGCAAGCCAGCAGACTCTTGGTTTCTATCCAAGAGCACCTTCACCTCTTTCACTAAATCAGATACAGCATATTCTACCATTACTCCAAACCTTCTAGTTCAACACCCTTTTCCTTAGCAATAGCCAAGATGTCTTCCTTGGTCTTCATCTTTGAACGGCTCACACCATAGGTCTCAGCCAGATAGTCCTTGGCATCCTCAACGTCTGTCACTACGTGGGTCTTCTTCTCGTCAGCCACTTTCTTCTTTGCCTTGGCAGCAGCCTTCTTCTTGGCTTCAGCAGCTTCCTTCTTCTCGTCAATACTCTCCACCAAGAAGAACTTGTCGTTGAACCAATAATGAGACTCGATAGCCTTCTGTACCTTTGGGTCTCTTGTCATATAGACACTACTGCCCGTGCTCTTACCCTCAAAGTTAATGCGCATCCGCTCGTTACCTACCATAACGCTGAATGCCAAATCAGTACCAGCTTGATATTTATTAAACATGATTATACCTTATTATATATATGTGTTACTAAAAAAGGGATGGGGCTAGTGCCCACACCCCTCACTATTTAATGAATAATTTGCAAATCTGCTTGCTGTTAGGCAGTAGCCTTGGTTTCCTCTGTATCAGAAGTGCCCTCTGTTTCAGGAACCGCAGCAAGGCGCATACGAGCGTGTGCCTTAGGGTACTTCAAGTACAGACAAGCTACCTCCTGAATAACTACTGCATCGGTGTTACGGATGCCAGCCGCCTTCAAGTCGAGAACGTTTCGTGTCCAAGACAAGTGTACTCGCTTAACCAAGAACTCAGGGTCAAGGGCAAAGCCGCAGTCACTCATGCCGAAGAGGTCAAACAACTCAGAGTGAATCATCAGCACCTCACCGAAGTCGGTCTCCCAACTCTTGAACTTCAACTTCCAAATATCAACGGTGTCCTTCAAACGGAACTTGTCGGAATCAATCTTACTGAATGCGCTCACGAAGTCAGAACCAGCGATAATCACCTTGCGTTTGTTTCCGATACCAGTACCTACAAACAAGTCCTTGGAAATGTCAACCAACTCCAAGTCGGTAATCACTCGCTCATTCTTGTTATAGCCCTTCTTAATATCGTCAGCAGTAGCAACATGACCTACCTCAATATCCTTACCAGCCATCCACCAGATACCCTTGGTAAACCACTGGGCAGAACCATCCTTGATTTCGTGCTTGATGCAAGCCATATCACCGAAGAGATAAGTACCCTCCATAGCAAGACGCATATCATAGATGCTATCCTCCTCAATGTCTGAGAAATCCCAATCCACTCGCTTAGCAGCTATCTTGTCGAAAGTGGTCTGCTCGACCTGAATCATGAAGTTCTGACAATACTGAACCTCATTAGAAGGAAGGTTGTTGAAACGACCCGTCTGAACGTCCATTTCGCCACAACTCTTTGCCATACGGATAAGTTTCTGCCCCTTCTGCAAGGCTGGAATACCGATAGCCTGCTTATTGACCAACTTACCATTTACAGCATACACAATCGGATAACCTTCTGTGTCCTTACCGCAAACGCAGAGTTCCAAATCAGGAGTAGGAGCATCAGTAATGGTAGAATATGCAACACCCTTATAGTTAGTAATCGCCTTCACACCTACCACTCGGATGGTATCATCCAGCGTAAACATGGTAGGGTCTTCTACCTTCAATACCATAGATGTACCAGTACTCTCCACCGTTGCCTCCTTCACGGTTGTCTTGATAGGGCGTGTACCGATACTCCAATACTCAACTACAAACGAGTTGGCAGACTTGGTTGTCGCATAGCGTGAAATCTGGTCAACTGGAGTAGCCATCGGGCGAATCTTGGTAATCTTCTCATCAATGTCGTTCAGGTAATACTCCGTGCCATTCTCGTTAAAATGCTCACGTCCCTGAGTCTCGCTCTTGATACCTTCACTCTGTCGAGCAGCACCGCCATTGCCAGCCTCACCAGCAGCAGGAGCACCACCAGCCTCAGCAGCAGAACCACTCTCGGTGCTACCGCCATCAGGCAGATTTGCCGCCTCAGCCATGATAACATTACCATTCACTCCAAAAATAACTGCCATAACCATAATAAAAATGGAAAACAGCCGATTAAATGTACTTTTCTTCATTGTTATTCTGAATATTAATTAAACATTATATATAATCTTTTCACCTTGTCGAATTATCGAATGTGTGTTCTCTTCTCGTTGCCACGCTCCCAGACGTTACCCCTTCGTGATACCCTGCCCACAGCACCAAGGTCAGGCTGGTTATCTGTCTGCTTGGTCTCTGCATTTGCAGAATCAAGGTCAGCAGTACCATCGCCTTTCTTTCTCAGTTCAAGGTTCTTTACGTGCTTGCTATTCTTGCCACGAACCTCTCCCTCATGGGCTGCATCAGCCACATCAGTATCATGGTTCTTAGCCTTGATGAAAGCTGTAATCATTTCCTCTGTAAACTTGCCAGTCACCACATTGCGCATAGTCTGAAAGCACTGGTCGATGGCATCGTTCACAGCTTCCTCGCCATACTTCTCTTCCAACTTGTCGAACACCTCATAGCTGGAAGGCATGTTCTTGTCATACTCCTCCTGCAATTTCTTGCCGTTGGCAGCATTCTGCAAGAACTCCGACTGAGCCGATGCTATCTCATCCGCATTGTCAGGGTCTGAATAGTAATCAATGGCATCCTCGCCATGTGTACGAATCAACTCAGCGTAAGGACTCTTGCCAGCCTTCATCGCTTGAAGGAAGGTAGCCGCCTCAGGGTCACTACCCAGCCAATCGCCCATCGCCTTTTCGTTATCCTTGTAACCCTGCAAAGCCTTCTGGTCGGCATCATAATCATCGTTGATGGCTCCATACATAGCTTCATCATCCGCATACTCCGTATTAGGGTGGCGGGTCTTCAAACGCTCCAAAGCCAAGTCTCTCTTGGTCTTGGTATCTTGCTGTTTTGCAGCACCAGCATTCTGCTCAATATTTGTATTTTCGTCCATATATATATGTGTAAATTTATAAATCAATGCCCAAAATTAATGCTTTTTTCCGATTTTCTTCTTTTATCCGTTAATTTAGTCTAATCGGATGCGACTAATTCAATACTTTTTTGTATATTTGCAGAGTCATATATGAAATATAAGGATTCACGATGCTGTTTTATAGAGGAACGTGATGCTGATTTATTGAGAGCTTACAAAGAAATTATTAATGTAAGAGACAATATCAGACTCTCAGAGATTGAGGAAAAGCTAGCCCAATCTCCGAGCAGAAGATTTTGGGTTTCAGAAGACCGTGCTTATATAGTCATATTAGACTTACTGAAAGGAAAACCTCTTGATAACATGATTCCTACCCGAAAGGAAATGTATCAGGAGATTTTCAGACGATTCCAGATTCATAAGAGTAATGAGCCATATCTCAGTAATATGGATATTATCAAACGTGTATGTGCTGAAAAAGCACCCAGTTTCTATTTGACTCCTCAAAGCATACACGTAATTCTTAGCAGGGTGAGAAAGGAGGAGAAGCAAAGATGCTACGAGAGACGAAAGAGAAGATTGCGCTTTATGCTGGGTACATTATAATAATGTGTATCACTTTTCTAGGATATGATGGCATGGGTCTCTCAGACGATTGTTCTATTCAGAACCGACTAAGCTACCCTTTCTTTCATCAGAACATCTTTCATGCTGCCATCAACCTTTATGTCTTCCATCAATGCTACCGAGCTATCCCTTGTGGCATCGGTCACTTGGTGGCATTCTATCTCATAGCCATCAGCTATCCATTCACCTCATCCGTTCCAATCATCGGTCTTAGCGGCTTTATCTATGCTTACATGGGCTTTATCGCCCCCTACGTGGAGAATAAGGTAAGATACAATCTCACCATTCTCCTATATATCTGTGTTGGAATCTTCTTCCCTTGCATGGCAGTTGGAGTCCACATCTATTGCTATGTACTTGGTCTGTTGTGGGGTTATTTAAATGCACCGCTATGCCAAGACAAATAACCGCCAAACTGACTGATGCTGTAGATAAACATGTGCTTGGCATCCTGAAAGAGAACGAGAAACGAATCAAGGAAATCAACACACCATTCAATCCTATCAAGGGTGAAGGTTGTGGAGATAAGCGATTCCTGCTCTTCCTTCCTGATTTCCCAATTCAGAGACAGCAGCTTCCAGTTTCCATGAAGAAGATTCCGCTCGTCAAGATGCTCATCGAGTTTGGTAGCTGCAAGGCTGTAATCGAGGAACTACACAAGGATATAGACGAACCATACGACCTAGAAGAAGAGATTGAACAACTGGTGGAGCAGTTTACTCGCATCAGGATGAAACACGACCCTTTCTTCTTCTTTGCCACATTCATCTATATCAAGCCGAAAGGTGGAGGTCTCCCCTTTCGCTTTGTGCTCAGAAGACCTCAGCGAAGATTGCTCAGGTGGCTGGAGGAGCGAAGAAAGAAGAATCGCCCTATCCGACTCATCCTGCTGAAAGCCCGACAATGGGGAGGTTCTACGGTCATCCAGATGTACTTCCTTTGGCTGCAACTCATGTGGCAGAAGGGTCTCAACTCGCTGATTGTTGCTCAGGTCAAGGACACAGCAGAGACCATCCGAGGAATGTTCGAGGAAGCTCTGAAAAACTTCCCTACCAAGTTCCTATACGAAATGGGCGAAGCCTTCTCAGAGAACGAGCCGAAGTTTGTGGGTGTGGGAACATCAGGAAACGTAAAGAAGGTTCCTCAGCGATTCTGCAAGATTAAGGTGGGTTCCATGGAACGACCGTTGTCAGCCAATGGTGAAGACTACAACTTGGTTCACCTTTCCGAGGTGGGTTTGTGGAAAAAGACAGATGGCAAATCTCCTGAGGAGGTAGTACAGAATGCTACAAATGGTATTTTGTATCGACCATACACGATGATTGCCTACGAATCCACCGCCAATGGTACTGGCAACTTCTTTCACAAGGAGTGGCTTGCAGCAGTCAAGGGAGAATCCCAGTTTGAGCCGTTCTTTGTTCCATGGTACGAGATATACGATATGTATCATCTTGAATTTGAAAGCAAGAAACAGAAGGTAGAGTTTGCCAAATGGTTATACGAGAACCGCAACAATACCAATACGATGTCCGACCGAGAAGAGCCATGTACCTATCTTTGGAAGTTATGGACACTGGGTGCTCCACTGGAAGCCATCAACTGGTATATTGCCGAGCGTAAAAAGTTCACCGACCATGCCGACATGGCTGCTGGCTACCCTACCGATGATATTGAAGCATTCAAACATTCAGGAGCCAAGGTCTTTGCAGAGGACAAGGTTGACAAATTCCGCAAGGGATGCCGAGCACCTAAGTTCATCGGTGATGTTTATGGTGATGGCTACAAGGGCAAGAAGTGTATGCAGAATGTCCGATTCTGTGAAGACAAGCAGGGGCAGTTGTGGATATGGAGCAAGCCTGAGACCTTTGATGATTGCAAGGTAACCAACCGCTATCTGGTCGTAGTGGATATTGGTGGACGTAGCAAGAATGCCGACTGGTCTGTTATCTGTGTCTTCGACCGCTATTGGATGATGGAAGGTGGCAAGCCGTATGTGGTAGCCCAATGGTACGGGCATATTGATATGGACTTGCTGGCATGGAAGGCGGCTCAGATAGCCAAATACTACAACGATGCTCTGCTTGTGATTGAATCCAACACCTTGGAGACGAAAGACAAAGAGCATATCTTGGAAGGTGGCGACCAGTCTGAGTTCATCCTGAATCAAATTAAGGACGTATACGACAACCTCTATGCACGCAAGCAGAGTGAATCAGACATCAAGAATAAGGTTCCAGTGAAGTACGGATTCCATACCAATGTAGCAACCAAGCCGATGGTTATCTCAGTATTGGTTCAGACTATCCGTGAACAACTCTATGTAGAGCGAGACGATAGATGCTTAGATGAATATCTCACCTACGAGAAGAACGGAACCGTATATGAGGCAGCAGACGGAAAGCACGATGATTTGCTCATGACCAGAGCCATCGGACTCCACATCTGTTTCAATGAAATGGAAATGCCTAAGATGATTCAGAATCAGGCTAGAGTAATGAGAAGAAAGGTTTCTGTTTCGGCAGCAACCATCATATAGTTTCAAACAAATAATTACGATTATGAAAGTAACAAAGATTTTCAAGCGCATCAAGTGCGAAATCATGTACCGCCAAGCTACGGCTAAGGCAGACTACGCATCCAAGAAGAACAATGGTGAAATCTTCTACGTCCTTCCTACGCAGAAGGGTAACCTCATGATTATGAACCGCTCACTCTTCGAGGCATTCAAGAAGACCAAACTGGTAGACAGCGACATGAAGGTCAGAGACCTCTTCAAGGATTGTGTCTATCATACCAACTGCAAGAGTAAGAAGGGAAAGCGCAGCCGCAAGCGCAAATTTCTCAGATGGAAGGGCTTAATCTAAAATTTTTATGCCCTAAATAAACGGATAAAAGATAGGTGGAGAAAATTCTGCCTATCTTTGCCTATTATTAATAATGTGTACCAAATATGATTTATAAAATAGTACAAGGAAATAGTTTCAAACTCCACATCTTGGTGCGGAAGATGGACGTATCGAAAGAGTTCCAGCGACTCGTTGACTTCGATATGAATCTGGCTACCGACATCAGGGTTGAGTTGTCAGGCTATTTCTGCAATACAATTTCTGTTCCAGTTCAAGTAGCAGGAATCCAAGGCAACGTACTGATATGCGACATTCCTTCCACCCTTGATTACGGAAACTATAACGTCAGGGTATCATGGAAGTATGAGGGCAGCGAAATGGTCAGCATCGAGCGCAACCTTCTGAGAATCGTAGAACACAACTCTATGAGTAATGTTCCTATCGGTGTTACGGAAGGAGAGCATACTGGTTTATTCAACCTTCGCTACTACATCGTGACCGAGAATCAGTCTACTTGCCCTATTTCTTTCATCGTTGATAACGCTAAATTCAGCTACACCATCAATGGTGAAACCCAAATGGTGGAGAGTCAGGAGAATTTCGTGATTAACGGAACAATCAGCAACGGAAAGAAACTGGAAGCTCAGTTCATGCCTATAGAAGGTTTCAGCATCGGTCAGGTAAAGGTTATCATGGACGGAAAGGACGTTACTGCTGAATATTACAACAGCAACACCCACAAGGTATTCATCCCAGCCGTATCAGGTTATGTTACCATCACAGCAAGCGGAACCGTCAAGGCAAGTTATTATGGAGCTTCATCAGCCAAGAACATGAGTGAGTTGAACATGGAAGACCTTACGCTTATGGAAGGCACTCTTGTCGGTCAGACTCTCACCATCACAACCACGGAAGAGAAACCATACATCTGGTTTGCAAGCCGCCAGCCGCTCATCTTCAACCAATGCGGTTTCGAGGCATCCATGAACGCCACAAAGCTAGGTGACCTCTACTACTATTGGTCAGACGAACTTGTAGCTGGTAATGATAACGAATATCAAATTAAATTAAAAGAATAATATGGCAGAAAAGAAAAAGTACAACAGCATCCTTGTAAGTGGGCGCAAAGACGAGACTCTGACATATACGAAGTACATCAAAGACGAGGAATCAGGAGAATCCGTCAAGGAATCACTCGACAAGAAGGTCAATGTAACGGATAAGTTAGAGACTCAGCAAATCAAGGATGGTGCTATCACCAACGAAAAGATGGCTGCTGGTTCTGTTGGCAACACCAATCTCCAAGATGGTTCTGTCAGCAATGAGAAACTGGAGGATGGAAGTATCACCAATGAGAAGTTGGCAGAGAACTCCATCACAAAAGACAAGTTGAAAGACAACACCATCGGTGTAGAGAAGTTAGACCCAGAGCTTCGTCAGACTATCAATGCAGCTACTGGTCTTCCTAAGGATTTGGTAGAAACCATTCAGAACGTTGATGATACACTGAAAGACCATCAGAGACAGCTAGATGATAAGCAGTCACAGATTGATGATAAGCAGCAGCAAATCACCGCCAACGATGAAGACATTTCTTTGTTGCAGACTCGCAGTACTCAGATGGAAGAAACCATCAAGTCTATAGCCGCTTCTGGTGGTGCAAGTCAGGCTACAGCAGTTACATATAATAATGAGAAGTCAAAACTTACCGCAGTCAATATCCAAAGTGCAGTAGATGAGGTTGTTGACAAAACAGCTATCAAGGATGAAGAAGGAACGGTAGTAGAAACTCCTTTCCACTACATTCAGAACGAAGAGTTCATCTTTGCCAAGGTAGATGCAGAGAACAAACTTCTCTTCGGTATTCAGTGGGATGGCACTCCTAAGTTTAGCAAGACAAGTGCAGTAGAGGACAGATTGCAGTCACAAGTAAATCTATTGGCTGATAAGATTACCACTATCTTGGGTGATGATGATACTACAAGTGCTATTGACACATTGAAGGAGTTGAAGAACTTCTTTGCTAACATTGATAATACTCAGACTCTGACAAGCATCCTTGCAAACCTCAATAGTATTAGCACCAAGTTAGGAGAAGACATTAAAAACCTTCAAGATACAAAGGTAGATAAAGAGGAAGGCAAATCACTCATCGAAGATGAAGTAAAAGAGTGCTTTAGAGTAATCGAAAATGAGGAGTTTATCAAGGCTGTAGTGGATGCTGATGATAAGGTTCTCTTTGGTATCTACAGAGAATCTGGCAAGCCTTATTTTACTCTCAATGAAATGTATCACGTTGAGCAGAATGAAGAGTTCTTCGCTGTTTGGCTTGATGCTGCTAATCATGTGCTCCTTGGTATCAGAAGAGACGGAGAAATCATTGGAGAAATACATGCAGTCAATGCCTTGAAGCAAGTTATCTCTCAGCTTCAATCAGATGTAGCTGCTTTGCAGGAAAAGGTAGGCACAATAGATACCAACCTCAAAGAACTTCTTGACGTTTTCTCTTTGCAGGATAACGAGGAATATCTTGCAGTTGAGCAAGATGCAGATGGAAAGATTCTTTCTTCAACAAATCCAGATGGTAGCCACTATATCCACAATGCACAGTCTGAGACTATCCCCTCAGAGTTTTCTCATATCGAAGACCCTGAGGGGAGAACTGAAATAACAACTGATGCAGATGATAGGGTTCTTGGCTACAGAGATTCAGAAGGTACGCGTCATGAGCACAAGATTTCTGCTGAACACCTAGAATTATCTAATGAAGCAGCCAATGAGGTTAATGATGCTTTCAAGTCTGCTGGTATCAAGATGGAGAATCCATCAGATTTCAGCAAGGATAGCCATATAGAATTGCCTATCCCTAGGATTGCAGCACAAGTAAAAATCTATGCTCCTAAGCTGCCTACAACGAAGCAGGATAACATTAAAGCAGAAATAGAATACAACGACAAGGATGGTAACTATTTCCGCAAGCCAGTAATCTTGAACGCACAAGGTTCATCTTCTATGGGTT